TTTTATACCTACCCATCACTCGATCATTTCTTGAAATCAAGCATGTAGAGGATGAGAGTCCGTTTTATGAGCTTGGTAAACAATACATCTGGGAAGTTAAGACAGAAACGTTCGAATTCTCTTATGAAAGTTTTGAAACAGGCGATTCAACAATTGATGATCTGATTAACAACGATCTTATGCATTATGATCCTGAAACAGAAACAGAAGAATACGGAAAGAATGATGAAATTCAAACAGAGAGTGATACGTTTGTTGATTTTAACGAAAATGACCCATTTGGGGTAAAATAATATGGCAGCTTTAGACCAACACTTTTATCATAATTCTATTAGAACATACACAGCCGCATTTGGTACGATATTTAACAACATCTATATTGTGAGAAGTGACGGAAAGAAAATTAAAATTCCTTTGTCTTATTCATCCAGACAAAAGTTTGATATTACACAAAAGTATGAAGAAACTAATGCCCACATCAAAGTAAAGTTTCCAAGAATCGGTTTTGTTCTTACTGGTTGGAGTCGTGACCCACAAAGAATCCAAAACAAACATGACTTGATGTATCAACAAATTGACAGAACACAAGTAAACACAGTTAACAAACAGCTTAACAGAGTTCCTTATATTTTCAACTACCAAGTAACTGTAGGGACAAAAAACCTCGACGATATGTTTCAGATAATGGAACAAATCGCGGCGTGGTTTAATCCGTCACTGAATATCAACATCACAGAGAACCCAGATTTGGGAATTGAAACTTCTCTGAATGTTATGATGACAGATTCTAATTTGGCAGATGATTATGAGGGACAAATGGAAGACGAAAAGACATTGATATCTACATTTAATTTTGATGTAGAGGGATTTCTTTACATGCCAACAAGCAACCAAGGTGTCATCCAAACCATCACCCTAAACTATTACGATTTAAACGATCCTGACACAATTTTAGAAACGGATATCATACCATGAGCAAGCGAGATAAAATCAACAAAGACATTGAAGCCTTTATTGGTATTGAGAATGATGTTGATTCTCATTTAGATGGTCTGGATGACGAATCAATGCCTCGTGAAAGATTTGATTTGGTTGAATATAGTCCTGTTACATCCAAAGTGCCTGTAGAAGAGCGTGAGAGTGATGTATACGATGATTACAATTACACTAGGACGGTTCTTAGGGGTTTGATAGAACGTGGTACAAGCGCGTTAGAAGGCTCTCTTATGCTTGCTAAGGAATCAGAGCATCCGAGAGCGTTTGAAGTCTCTAGCACACTGATGAAAAATATTTCAGAAATGAGCAAAGACCTCATGGAGCTACACAAACATCTGGAAAATGAGAAAGGTGATAAAAAAGCGAAAACAGTAAACAATACACAAAATAACAACTATTATTCAACAGATGGAAAGCCTCAAAAGGGTGTTAATGATCTTTTGGATGATTTGGATGATAACAAAAAGAAGTAGTTTGAATTTTAATTTTTATAAATAATAATGAACATTCATCTAAATAGAGATGTATCATTAATTTATAGGATTAATAATGTTATATTGCGTCTATAAGACAACAAATTTAATAAACGAAAAAGAGTATATTGGTTTTCATAAGTTCAAAGAAAGTGTTGATGATGGTTATATGGGGTCTGGAAAACTTATAAAAAGAGCTTTGAATCTTTACGGCACTGATTCATTTGATAAAGAAGTAATAGCTATATTTCATGACATCGAAGATGCTAAAGAATATGAAAGACTTTTAGTTGATAAGAAATATTTTAGTAGAAAAGATACTTACAACTTATCTATAGGCGGTGATGTTTGTATTTTGTATGGAGAATCTAATGGGTTTTATGGGAAATCTCATTCTATAGAATCTATAAAAAAAGCTAAAGAAAGTAGAGAAAAAACTATTACCGAAAGAGGGTACTCACAAAAGAATAAATACCATTGTATGGTTGATAACACAGAGTTATATTGTTTATTAGATATTAAAAAATATATAAACAAATGGACATTGTATTCGGTCGTTAGGCATTTATTTTCTGGTGAATTTTCAGTTTCATTTTTCGATAAAGATTTTGAAAATGAAATAAAAGAGTTGTACAACAAAATTAAGAAAGAAGATGAATCCTATAAAAAGATACTTGCAAAAGCTTGTTCTGATAGATTTCTTGGTGTTAAAAAGACAAAAGAACACAGGGATAAAATTGGAGATGGCCATAGAGGCACAAAAAAAGACTGGGTGGCGAATGGAATTAACAAAGACCCACAGAAAATAGAGAAGACAAGACAAAAACATATAGGATCAAAAAGATCAGAATCAGCAAAAGAAAATATGAAATTGGCGCAAAGAAAAATATATGATGATGGGTTTATAAATCCAATTAAAGGTAAATGTGGATACCATAATCCTAAAAATAAAAAAGAATTTGGTTTCTTTTTTGAAGACTCATATCCTGATAATTGGATTAAAGGAAACCCAAAGGCAAAAAAGAAAAACTACTATGATCCAGACACATTAATTTGTAAAAGGTTTGAAGAGAATGAACAACCCATTGGATGGATCAGGGGATTACCAAGAAAATAAAATATGAGATTTAATAATTCAAAATTTAGACGTATAGCAAGATACTTAGCAAAAGAAACGTGCGCTCCATTCCAGCACGTTTCTTTTGCTATAGATAATAAAGAACTTCTTATGAAGTATCTTTCAAAAAATACTATAAATCTTGAAGTTGAAAATTTTGATCAGTATGAAGTTCCTGAAATATCAGATCAGTATAAAAGAAATCTACTTCTTTTAGGTAAGGTAAAAAATAGAGAATTTACACAATTACAAATGTTGGAATGGATAAAGTGTTCTCTTAACGCAACATATTTTACTAGAAAATATATAAAAATTATATCTTTGGATGATGGTCTAATTAAATTTGATATGTATCCATATCAAGAAGACATGATCAGCCTATTTCAAAATAACCGATACAGCATAGTAGGTACTGGTCGCCAACAGGGTAAGACAACGACTGCCGCAGCTTATATTTTATGGTTTGCTACTTTCCATTCATCAAAACAAGTCGCTGTATTAGCTAACAAGTCAGATCAAGCACAAGAAATCGTTGAAAGGATTCAGATGTCATATGAATATCTTCCGGTTTTTCTTAAACAGGGTGTAACAACATACAACAAACGATCAATGACATTTACAAACCACTCAAAAATATTTTCTGGTGCTTCTACTAAATCATCAATTCGTGGTAAAAGTATTTCTTTAGTATATTGGGACGAGGCCGCACACACAGATAACGATATAGAATTTTACGAATCTGTATTTCCTACAATATCTAGTGGTAAAGATTCAAAGGTTATAATGACATCCACACCAAATGGTGCTAGAGGCTTGTTCTATAAAATTTGGACTGAGTATGAAACCAATGGATATACAAGACTTAAAGTAACATGGGATATGATAACATCTCGTGACGAAGAATGGAAGAGAGAAATGATCGCAGCTACAAGCTACGAACAATTTCTACAAGAACATTGCGTGGTCTTTCGTGGTAGTCAAAAATCTTTGTTAAATGCTGCAACACTTGAAAAATTGGTACATAGAGAACCAGATGAAATAAAAAATGACGTAAAAATATATCATGATGTTGAAGACAATCATATTTATGCAACAATAGTAGATGTTAGTAGAGGATTAGGCCAAGATTTTAGCGCATTTATTGTTTTTGATGTAACAGAAATGCCTTACAGAGTAGTAGCGACATATAGAAATAACAAAATATCACCAGTTCTATATCCTAGCGTTATATTTTCTACGGCTACTCATTACAACAATGCCATGGTTTTAGTTGAGATAAACGATATCGGTGAACAAGTAGCTTCTATTCTATACAACGAATATGAATATGAAGAACTACTAATGACAAAATCTGATAAGAGCAGACAGATAATTTGGTATGGGAATGATTGTAAGCTTGGTGTTAGAACAACTACTGCGGTTAAGTCTGTTGGTTGCTCTAACATTAAAACTCTGATTGAGAATGAAAAGATTGAATTGAATGATAAGACGGTCATTGATGAATTTGGTACGTTTGTTCCTAAAGGAAAAAGCTACGAAGCTGATTCTGGGGCCAATGATGATTTTGCTATGTGTTGTGTTCTCTTTGCATGGGCAACAACACAACAATACTTTAAAGATATGACAGATATCAACACTCGTGTTGAACTTTTGAAAGATAAAGAAAACAACGAACAACTAACCCCGTTTGGATTTATTGAGCGTGATTTTGATCCGACTGATGGGCAAGGTGAAGACGTTACACAAAATCCATTCGGAATAAAGCAGGGGGAAGTTGACAGAAATGATGCATTTTTTGACGGGTTTTAATTTAAGCCGGTCAAATCATAAATAGAATCAGACACAATAAAACAAACCAATTATGAGGTTTTCAAAAAACTATGACTTCTCCAAGTGTAATTTCAAAAGAAAAAGATTTAACCTTTACTATCCAGAGCATTACAACTAATGCTACTGGTTATGTAGGTATGTTTCGTTGGGGGCCAGCTAACGAAATTGTTAGCATTACCACCAATGAAAACGAATTGGTTAAAAGGTTCAGTGAGCCAGATAAACAGACCGCACTATATTTCCTTTCTGCCGCAAACTATATGCTATATGGTGTGCCTTTGGAAGTGGTTCGTGTAGTTGGTACTGGTGCCTTGAACTCGATTGATTCAGTTGCTGATGCAGCTAGTCAAACCCCTATTCTGGTTGAGAATGAATCAACATTTGATCTTCTTACTGATGCATCATTCACCACACAAGTTCCGGCCTTTATTGGTCGTTATGCTGGTGCGCTTTCTAACTCTATTAAAATTTCTGCTGCTGATTCAGCAGGATTTGCTGGTTGGGAATTTGAAGATCAATTTACCTATGCACCAACCAGCGACACATTCAACCTGATCGTAATTGATGAAGATGGTTTGATCACTGGTACTGTTGGTGCTGTAATTGAAAAATACGAACTACTTTCAAAAGTTTTAGGCGCAAAGAAAGTTGATGGTACTAGCGCATATGTGGTCGAAGCCCTTAAAAATCAGTCAAACTACATCTACTGCTATTCCGCAGATGCAATTGAATTTTCTACTGGTTTGTTTGAAGCATCCCTTACAGGTGGTGTAGATGACAACGTACAAACTAATGCCGACTTTGTAACCGCGTTTGATATGTTTGCTAATTCAGAGTCTGTTGACATTGTTCGACTGATGACTTCTGGTGCAGACTCAGCCGCTAAAATTCGCGCTGTTGATGTGTGTGAAGGTCGTGGTGATTCTGTAGCTTTTGTAGCTCCTGATCTTGCTGATGTTTATAATAATTTGACTGCTGTTGCTGATGTTAGAGAATTCTTTAACACCACAATCAACAAAAACACTTCTTATGGATTCGGTGTTGATAACTGGAAACTGGTTAATGACAAATACAATGACACCACCATATGGATTCCTTGTGATTCCGATGCCGCTGGTTTGCATTCTCGTTTGTTTGTTACCGCAGAACCTTGGTTCTCTCCCGCTGGTCTAAACCGTGGACAGTTGAAGAACGTTATCAAGCTTGCATGGTCGCCAAACAAAGCACAACGAGATGTTTTGTACAAAGATGGCATTAACTCTATCATATCATTTCCGGGCGAAGGCACTGTGTTGTTTGGTGATAAGACACTGCTTAAAGCACCTTCTGCCTTTAACCGCATCAACGTTCGTACCTTGTTTATTGTTATTAAACGGGCTATTAGTCGTGCGGCTAGATATCAGTTGTTTGAACTGAACGATCCTATCACACGTTCATTGTTCAGAAATGCGACTAATCAGTATCTTGATAACATCCAAGGTCGCCGTGGCATCTATGAAAAACGTGTAGTTTCTGATGAAACAAACAACACACCACAAGTAATAGACAGTAATGAATTTGTTGGTGATATCTACGTGAAACCCGCTAGATCAATCAACACAATTCGGCTCAACTTTGTTGCTGCTGGAACAGGTGCAGA